ATGAAAGGGCGAGAATGAAAGCGTCAAGCAAGGTGTTAATTGGCTTGAGAGCGCTAATGTGCTTAACAAGGGATCTGTTCCACGCGAATCGGAGTACGAAGGTCGCGATGAGAATATTGAGAATAAAGAGGAGAATCTCTGTGAGCATATCAGACTTGGTTTCGGATTTGGCGACGCGTTCGACGACCTGCATTTTATTAAATAGCTATATTTTTTTCTGTATCAATTACAAATGAAGAACCTCCCCACCAGTGGTTCCGAAAGAAAGTTCACCAACCGTCGTTGGGGGACTGCCACCGGTAAGGGTAATAATAATTGTTATGCATACGCCGTGGGTGATTATGAGGCTTACCGCTGGCAGAAAAGTATTCCAGGTGATAGATCGGGTCTTTCAAACAAACCAAATGATTACACAACTTGTACTGGACTTCCAAAAGCTGTTCTGTCCGATAACCCTGGAAAGGTCTATCGCGCGAAACCTGGTGAAAAGTGTAAGAAGGGATACTATAAGGTCATGATGTTTGTGTGTCCTGGAAGACCAACAAATTACATTCGCCAAGGGGACTTTCACTTCTATGTTCAACACAGGGTCGTGGAGTATCGTGTTAAACCCGGTGATACACAGGAATCGGTAGCGAAATTCTTCAAGGTGCCACTCTCTCGTGTAAAGCGCGCTGGTAAGTTTGCACCAAATAAGAGAATAGCTTTCCGAGCCAATGTTTTCAGCCACAAGCGGGGGTGGGCAACGGGGCCGCTTCTGGTTGATGCATCTGGCAAGGCAATTAAAGACCCACGAAAGGCGGATAGGAACTACCCTGGTCTAAACTATGAGCGATATTGTAGCTCATTCTGCGTCAAGGATAAGGGGATCAAGGTCGGAAAGACCCATCCCAAGGTCCGCAAGAATGCTCTCTAGATCTAGCGTATTTTCAACATCAAAAGAAATATTAAATATATCCATTAAATTGAAAACGTCTTCATTCTCCAATAACACAGTATTAGATTGTTCTGTGTAATTGTTCTGAACCGTCACTGTCACCTTAAATTGCGAAACGTCAAAAACTTTTCTACATACGGGACAGGTATTCTTACCTTTATTTCTCCATTCCTCTAGACAGTGGGAATGAAACATATGTCCACACCGAAGAGGGATATTGGTCCTTGTTGACCTTACCTCATTGAGACATATGGCACATTGTGACATTCTAGAGTATGGTTTTAAAGTTTTTATCGGGATTTATCACACTGTCTAATAGGTCGCTGACATATCAGTGTATTTGTTGCATGGGTCACAAGAAGAACGGGATTGTTCTTGGAGCTTGGACAAAAACTCTGGACCCTTTTTTTGGAGGGCTTGTCGGAAAGAATAATTGTCTTCGAATTTGATACCATTTTGTTGCATCAAATAGTTGTTGGTAAGTTGGGCTGAGGAGTGAATGGTAAAACATCGCCCGTCTGACATTCCAAGTCGTTGAGACATCTTTATTAAAATACAACTAGAAATTAATTTACCTAAGCACTGGTCATTTTATCAGTTTTTACATCCCATGTAATCGTTGCCTTTATAGCTTCATCTTTGGTGATGGCCCTGGATCCCTTGGGGTCAACGGGATTACTCCCGTTGACCGTCTTTGAAAGTTCTATTATAGTGTTTCTCAAACGGTGTTTACAACACGAACGACGGTTTGTAATTATAACCTTTTCAATCTCATATTCTTCACCAAGATCTATTAAGAACCATTCAAAATCGCCGTTATTGGTATGTACAAAATTGTCCTTATTTCCGTCTACAAGCATGGGTGGATTAAAACGTCCGGGGTGTGATATAGAACTTTGTGTAACCGTTTTACCCTTAGCAACATTTATACCCCCCGCGAATACTTCACATTCAGCGATGTTCATCCAATGATCATTACCATCCTTTTTGCGTGAAATTCTCACATACCTGTATTTTGGAGGCGGTGCCATACCTACCGCACCTGGGTTCATTACTGCAAATGCGGCACTGGCGGCCATCGAAGATGAACAAGCGACCAAACCAAGAATAGCTACTTTGCTCATATTTACAATAGTTTTAGAAATTTAATCTCCTGTTCGTAATCGTGTGAAGCCACGAGGTGAAACCTTTTGCCTTCAAGTGTTCAACCATGGATTCACATTTGTATCCCAAGAATACATTAAACACATCCTTTTCCACCGTTGGTGATACACGAATCTGAGAATCTTCGTTGATGTGCTGATTGATAATATTATAGGCAAATGCAATCTCCTTGAGTGTCTCGGCGCCAGTGATGATAATCTTACCTGTTGAGAAGATACTGGTTGTAATTTCCTTCATATCCTGGGATGGGCGAAATTTGATCTTAACAGCGGAATATCTGTCTGGTTCAAAAGAGACCTTGAAAATGTCTGGATGATTCTCAAAGTGTTGGGAAACACGCATGAGATTGATATTGTAGTTGAGAGAGAAGTTGGAGTTAATCATGACAACCCTGAAAGAATCAACTGGTACTTGTACTTCTATTCCCAGAAAGGTCTTGAAGATGTAGGTCAACTGAGTGATGATTCTCTTACAATCAAAGAGGTCACAACATCCCGCAACCTGAATAGATCCATTGGGGAACACCTTGACAGACTTGGTACTGTAATTGTCATGATATGTGAGAGTAACCTGGTTGTAAAAGGTTGTGGGTTTCAACTTCCATTCAAAACCACAATCACCTTCGGTACCTGCGCGTCTCAACTTGAACGAACCTATTTTTTCGAAAATACTGCGAAGTTTCTTAATATCAATATCCTGGATGAAGCTCGAGACCATAGTGATTGTCGTAATCTTTATCCAGGAAGGTCTTATCTCCTCAGGAAGTTCTTTCATAAACTCATCAAGAGTGAGAAGATATGAAAAACTATTATTGGCAATAGCCGAATACATTATGTGTAGCAGTTCCTGAGTTTTAATTGATTTTGGGGGGAGTTTGGATGACTTAGGTGCTTACTCACATCTTACAGCACTTATAATTATACCTAAATTTACCCCGTCCTCGAAACGCTCGACCGTTTCTTACAAGCTTGAATCCTGTAATAACTTCATTTCGGCCGCATTTAACATCATGACGATCAAGGTAAATACTCATTCGATGTTCCTGATTCCAACCGGTATTCTTATTATGACAACTGCCAGTCGCCTTTTTCGCGTTACACGAATAATCGTATCGTATCTGATTACCTCTTGGTCTGACAAGTCTAAACTTACTCAGAGGATTTTTACCGCAGTCTACATTGTGTCTGTCCAAGTATATGGTATGACCTCCACCCCAGTGATTAGCCCCGGTTCTCTTATGGTGAAACGTTCCGTTGTTTATACCATCGAGACACTTGTATTTGTAATTAATTTGATTACCTCTTGGTCTACGAAGTCTAAACTGATTCAACCCATCATTGCCGCAATTAACTGTGTGACGATCTAAATATATACTATTTCCTCCACCCCAGTGATTGGGTTTGGTTTGTTTGTTGATGAGTTTATAAGATTTAGGGGCTGGTCTTGGAGCCGGTCTTGGAGCTGGTCTTGGAGCCGGCTTTGGAGATGGCCTTGGAGCCGGCTTTGGAGATGGCTTTGGAGCTGGCTTTGGAGCCGGCTTTGGAGATGGCTTTGGAGATGGCTTTGGAGATGGCTTTGGAGATGACTTTGGAGATGACTTGGGGGATCCCGCCGCCTTTGCTCCGGTTGCCCGGGTTGGGGTTGATGATTTATCATCCCCTCCTCCCATTAGCATGGCAGCGACTGAAGAAGAAGAGCACATTACCACGACACCAACTACGGCCATGATCTTAGCTCGCTTGGATATCTTGGACATCTTTTATACTATACTTAGAGATTAAAGTGGAGTGTTGATCAATGATGTCATCCTTCATTAAATCGGCCCTAGCTGTGTATGATGTTGAATCTGATTTAGAATACGTCGAGATTGAACATGAACGATTTGTTAGGGGTAAAGGTTACAATACATATAGGGATTACATTAACACAAAACCCTTGGCTGACTGGGTTAAGATTACTTCCAAAACACAATCCATTCCGTATGAGAAATTCTTAGATACGATGTGCGAAAAGACCCTTGAAGTTCGCCAGAAAATGGCTGAATTGGCCCTTGAAAACATCCTATCCGATAAAAGAGATATACATACATATATCCGCACGGCCCACGCGAGTAAAATTCTTGATCCCACATTCCAACCACCTTGGATTAATATTAAGAGTGCTTGGCAAAGGGAGTTTATCCGAAAGTTTTGTGAGGATACACTGGCCGATTTAATACAAAGAACAACCGAAGAATCAAGACTTGAGTACTTTTTTAACGTTTTATGTAATATAGAATAGTAAAAATGAATATGAGAATTATCAACCAACCGGTAATGGAAAACCGGGGTTTATTTGCCACACCAACTCTAATAAGATCACCAAGTGGTCGTTTAACGACGAAACCCCGATCTATATTTCGTCGTGGGTGCAATGGTTTAGATAAAGGACATCTATCGTTGACACCTTTACATAAAGCGTAATCACAAAAAACGCTTTTAGATGGTTCTTCAATACCCGACTCTTTACGAGTCTTAGAAAAATCTGCGAAATCTCCCGTTTGTCCCACACCCCCTGGAAGGGAGAAATCATGCGTGACAAATGGATTGACATCATTTATAGCATCTTCATCATTGAGCATATACTTACTCATAGTTATATTTACGTCAGATTATATTTTTTCGTCTTCATTTTGGTGCGATGTTCCTCCCACATTTTGTCCAGATCAACATCCAACATGTGAGCTAGTTGAAATAGATAACTAAATACATCACCCATCTCCATCATAACATCTGTACCCCTTTCCTTCTTAAGACCGGTCTTCTTGTATGTCTTTTTATATTGGCGAATAGCTGAGGCAAGTTCACCGACTTCTTCGGTAAGTAAAAGCCATACCGTGTCTACTGCAGCACGGTCCCACCCCTTGGATTTACACACCTTTTCGGTTTCTGATTTATAATAATTGAGGCTCATCTTATTTTGTTAACGACGCAAAACTTTAATTGATTCCGATCTTATTATTTTTATCAACCTTGTTGCCATATGTACTTGTGTTTTTGGGAAGATCCAGGGGGGCGTTGATTGTATCTATATCTTTAATATACGACATATATTGAGAAACGCCAGTTTGGATATGACCTAAAGCCATTTGAATGACACGTGCATTCATTTCTTGAACTTGTTGATTCACATGAGAGTGGTGGTTGCCCGCGTTGTTAATGAACACGACGCGCATGATTCCATACAAGTCATCTGGGTTTTGACGATCGATTGCAATCCCAGTCTTGTTCTTGAATGTTTGACGAATTCCACGCTGAAGAAGATTTTGGTTAAACTCGGAAAAGTACAGGGTGTTGAGTGGAGTCTCACACTGCTTGAGGGAGTCGAGGTGGAGGTTATCACACATTTAATATACCCCTGGAAAAAAAACTCCGTCAATACTAAATGTTGAACTTCGCCGACTTCGACAAAGTTTACGAAAACAAACCTAAGAACGTTGAGCAAATTCCATGCAAACCCCCAGCCTGCTTCGTTGGATCATATGCTCCAGTGAGTGAAGTAGGCAAGGAAGGTCGCTTCCACAACAACACATATTTTCTTCAGACGAGTCGCAGCAAGGAAATTGCTGGTCCAGTTCCAGTGCGAAGTAGTGACCTTAATAAATGCAAGAAGTAAGTTAAAAATAAAACACGAATATTAATTAGTAAACATGAGAGTCGTTAAGCGCTCAGGTCGTATTGAGGATATGAGATTTGATAACATCACCAATAGGATCAAGAATCTAACGTATGGACTCTCGGAAAATTGTGACTCTTCTAAAGTTGCTCAGCAGGTTGCCTCGTCTCTTTACGATGGCATTACCGCCCAGGAAATTGACACCCTTTCAGCGGAAGTTTGTATCGGTATGATTACAGTAGATCCAGACTATGAAATACTCGCAACTCGTATCACCGCCAGTAATATTCAAAAGGTATGTCCCAATAATTTCCACATTTCTATGAAAAAACTATCAAAGGCTGGGATTGTCACGGATGAAGTTGCTCGCGTCGCTGGACGCGTGAGAGACGACATCAATACCAAAAGAGACTACGATTTTGGTTATTTTGGTCTCAAAACCCTGGAAAAATCATATCTTCAGCGCCTTGACGGCATTCTGATGGAAACTCCACAATATATGTTTATGAGAGTTGCTATCGGTATCCATGGTGACGATATTTCATCTGTTTTGGGAACCTACGATAAAATGTCCCAGGGTCTGTTCATCCATGCAACGCCAACTCTCTTCAACGCCGGTACACCAAGACCGCAGATGTCCAGTTGCTTTTTGATCGCAAATAAAGAAGACTCAATTAATGGTATATATGGAACTTTGACGGAATGTGCGCAGATTTCCAAATGGGCTGGAGGTATTGGTATGCATATACATGACGTGAGAGCCAATAAGTCTCGTATTAGAGGCACAAATGGTCAATCAGATGGCATTATTCCCATGCTTCGCGTATTTAACGCTACAGCTCGTTATGTAAATCAGGCCGGTCGCCGAAAGGGTAGCATTGCCGTGTACATAGAGCCATGGCATGCGGATATCATGGAATTTCTTGAATTGAGACTCAACCAGGGGGATGAAGAGGCGAGGTGTAGAGACCTATTTTCCGCATTATGGATTCCAGACCTATTCATGAAAAGAGTGGAAGAGGGTGGTAAATGGAGTCTATTCTGTCCGGATAAGGCACCTGGCCTTTCTGACGCCGTTGGTGAAGAATTTGAAGCCCTCTTCACCAAGTATGAAGAGGAGGGTAGAGCGAGTGCGACTGTACCAGCCACGGAAGTCTGGAAGGCTATTCTCAAGTCACAGACGGAGACTGGTACTCCATATATGTTGTACAAGGATGCATGCAATAAAAAGTCAAATCAAAAGAATTTGGGAGTAATTAAGAGTTCAAATTTGTGTACAGAAATTTTAGAGTATACTGATAAGGATGAGACAGCTGTTTGCAATCTGGCGTCGATCGCCCTTCCAAAATACGTCGATGAAGAGACTCGCACGTTTGATTATCAAAAACTTCATGAAGTCACAAAGATTGTCACCAAAAACTTGAATAGAGTTATTGATCGTAATTTTTATCCTGTCGAAACTGCCAGAAAGTCAAACATGAGACATCGTCCTATTGGTCTAGGTGTTCAAGGACTCGCCGATGTATTTATTTTACATCGGGTTGCGTTTGATTCGGACGAGGCCAAGGAGATTAACTCGCGAATATTTGAGACAATGTACCACGCAGCCTTGGAAGCGAGCTGTGAATTGGCGCAGATCGATGGTTCATATGAAACTTTCGAGGGTTCTCCGGCGTCACAGGGGGTGCTTCAATTTGACATGTGGGGTGATGACACAAAGTTAAGTGGTATGTATGACTGGGGTTCCCTCAAAGAGCACATCAAGAAAAATGGTCTTCGTAACAGTCTCTTGATGGCGCCAATGCCTACCGCATCGACCGCCCAGATTTTGGGAAATAACGAATGTTTTGAACCATATACAACTAATATTTACCTTCGAAGAACCCTTGCGGGAGAGTTTGTGGTTGTGAATCGTCATCTTGTTGAAGACCTCAAGAAGATTGGTATTTGGTCTAAGGACATGAAGGACTTAATGGTGAAGGCTGGTGGTTCTATTCAGAATATTGTGGACATCCCAGATGAGATCAAGAAGCTGTACCGCACAGTTTGGGAAATCAAGATGAAGGATATTATCGATATGGCTGCGGACCGTGGCCGTTTCATTGATCAAAGCCAAAGCATGAACCTCTTCATGGAGAGTCCCACATTGTCCAAGTTGTCGTCCATGCACATGTATGCATGGAAGAAGGGACTCAAAACGGGGATGTATTATCTGAGATCAAAGGCAAAGGCGCGACCAATTCAGTTCAGTCTTGAACCAGACTGCGTCGCGTGCTCAGCTTAAAGTTTTGATAGGTTAATAAGTTAGAAAAATGTCCAAAATTACCGACGCTATCGAAAATTTGGAAATTTCCGAGTTTAACAACCGAAAGATTGTTCTCTCAACGAAGGATGGTATTCCCATGAGGATTCAAT